AATAACCGCGCCTTAACAGGCGTTAAGACGCGGTATCAAATCTTACTTAGTGTAATCAGTAGCTATCGCTACAACCCAATAAAATAAAGGGTTTTACTGCTATTTCAATACCTTATTGAATACCCATTCAATCAATATCACTCAATACTCATCAATATAAATAAAATTTGCCGCCACTTTGTCGCCATTTTTTGATAAATAAGTGGCTACAACCCTAATCTAGAAATAGGGTTTAGTTCGGCTGCTTGAATCAGGTGATCTGGTGAGAAATGGGAATAACGCATTGTCATTTTGATGTCACTGTGACCAAGGATTTTTTGCAATACCAGAATGTTGCCGCCTGCTTCCATAAACCGACTGGCAAAGGTGTGGCGAAACACGTGGGTATTTTGCCCATCAGGTAAGTCAGGGAATGTTTGGTTGATGATGTAGGAAATCCCGTGAAGACAGCCTTTAAACAACCGATCCTTTTCTCCTGTTCGTTCGAACTCAATCAACTCGTTATAGAGCTTCTCTGTGATTGGAACTGTGCGGTTCTTTTTGCTCTTGGTATCAATGAACGTGATTTTGTACTTAGTGATCTGAGGAAGTCGCAGGTTATTTGCCTCTGAGATTCGTGCCCCAGTCGATAAGCAAATCTTACACACAAGTTCGAACTCTTTAGCTCGCTTGCTTTTACTAATTCTCTCGAAAAGCGCTGTTATGTCTTCGTTAGACAAGAAGCCCATTTCCGATTCATTGACGGGAATAGATTTTACGCTGGCAAGTGGGTTTGGTTGCGTCCACTCACCAAGGGAATTCAGCTCATTGAAAACCGCACGTAGATATCTCAAATCAAGATTATTAGTAGGCGCGGAGATTAATTTGCCAGATTTAGTTCCCGAGTGGCGGTGCTTGGCTTTTCGGCTAGAGCGCCAGTGAACAAAGTCTTTGGCCGTGAACTTGATTGCAAACGGGTTGCCGAGTTCTTCAACTATAGTGCAGAGGCGAGGGTAAACTTTTTTAGCAGATTTTAGGTGTTGGCCGTGAAGCTTGTACCAGAGTTCAACTAAATCTTGAAGTGTGCGTAAGTCCTTTTTGTCACCAAGCCAAGGTTTATCATCCACTTCTTTCATCAAAAACTTTTCGTAGGCCAACGCTTCACCTTTAGTGGCGAAGCGTTTTCTCTTTCTGGCACCGCTCCTGCCTTGTGGGTAACACTCACAAAGCCATGGTTTTTTGCTGCCGTCTTCTGTTTTACGTACAGACATAGTTTTATTAGACGATAGCTTCGCCAGTATCTACATCACATAGAGCAACGATACGGTCGACTCTAAACGTTCTTTGACTATTGCGAAGTAAACAATGAGCTTTGATGTAATGCTGATCTTGTTGATTTACGTCGACCTTATTCAATATGATATTTCGGTCACTTGCTTTCCCACTTGCATCCGCGTAACTCATGAAATATTCATTACCAAGTGTCAGGTCATTCAAGAATGAGTAATCACTTACTCTTACTAAAGAAGCTTTTGGTTTTGCTTTAAGTTTCTTAGCTTGAGCTTGTAAAGCTTTTTCTTTTTCTTGAGATTCTTTATCCGATTCTCTTTTCTCTACGTTGTCGCAGAAGTCTGATAGGAGAGCGAACAACTCTAGAGCTTCAGCAGAATCAAGAACCTTGTCTTCAAGAACTTCTTCAACAGTTTTGTATAGTTCCTTTGTTCTGTAGTCGTCTTTCGATTCAGGGTAACGGCGTAACCACGCTCTAAGCTTTTTAGATTCTTCTTGGTCAACTTCATCATCTTCAAGGATTTGAAGTGATAGTTTATACAGTGCTTTTTCGCGTCGTGGTGTCAGGGTTTCGACTGTTAACGGTTTTACTTCTTCTTCGCCATCACGAACTTGAGATGGGGAACTTTCAGGTGTGGCTCTCTCACTTGGGGTTGATGGTGCTGGATTGGATTGTTTGTTTATCTGCGCGCTACCACCTTTCTGCTTGGTTTTTGAAATGACTTTCTTTACTAGAATAAAGAGCCCGTTCAGTGCTCCAAACCAAATCAATGATGACAAAGTATAAAATAGGAAAAGTTCACCGCCATTTTCGGTTTGGCTAAAACCTAACCACATTAGAGCGGTAAGCATTGCCCATAAAACAGATATAACTTTCACCCACTTAGGATGTTGACCTTTGATTACCCAAAATACGGTGGGTACAGGTATAGCAACAGTTGCCAGTTTTAATCCAATTTTCATTATTATTTCCCTAGCCAATTAACCATTTTTTATTCTTTGTTCATGCTCATGGTTACGCGACCTAGCACATTAATGTCTTCTTCTGATGCTTCAATGGTCGAATTGCCAAAGCTGATCGCAAGTTTTTTGCCAGGTAGCCTTTGAACATGATTTATCGAGTGGGCGCCGTCAATTTCAATCAAATAGCGGCCTGATGTGGCATGTGTTTCTTCACTGTTAATAAAGCAACGTTGACCATCATGTTCGACAATGATTGTTTTGCTGGCTTTCAGTCCGTAGCCGTCAAGGGTAAGCGAATCAAGAGATAGCGATCCTCTTTCTTCCAATTGCCCGTTTACGATTGAGTTCACCTTGATTGAATCTGCAGGTACTTGCTCATCATCAAAAGGTTTTCCCTCACCAAGAGCCAAATATCTAACTGATGCGCCGGACTTTAGGTGTTCACGAACTATCAACTCAAAGCCAGTTCTATTGTGAGTATGCCAAGTAGAAAAGGTTGAATTGGGAACGCCATAGTGATCACTAAGCAACTCGAAAGTTTTACAACCAGTCACTTCTTTTAGCTTTTCAGTAAATTCACGCCCGCTTAGATATTCATACGGCGGAACTTTTGCAGGAATTCTGCTCATTTGAGTATTTCCCTAGATATTCAAATACCAAAATGAGTAATTAATTTGACTTGAGAAGCAAAAATTCTGTTTTAAGGAACTAAAAATATTGCCAAAACAGAAAATTCGATCTAATAATTACTCAAACGCGAAATTGATGCTCCATGTCTCACCAATAAGCATCAATAATTCTTAAACGAGTAGGATACCACTATGGCAACTATTCAAATAGCAGTTGACGCACCTTTTTGTACTAAAAAAGAATTTCTTCGTCGTACTGGCTGGTCATCAGCATCTTTTGATCGCGCGCTAGCAAAAGGCGACATTCCAATCCTGCCTAAAGAGGGTTCTAGAAGCTCTGTTCTTGTGAACATGGTTAAGTTCGCTCAAAAAATGGCGGAGCAACAAGTATGAGCTTCGCTATCCCACCTAAAACCAAACTCACTCTGCAAGATGCTAAGAGTGAGTCTTGGGAAGATAAATACCCAAACAAATGTCCTCTTTGGCTGAATATTATCGGCTGGTCATTCGTTTTCGTCCCTTTCTTCTTTAATTGAGTATTAGTTATGGCTACAAATAACTCAATGTCCGTTTTTTGCGAGTCCAGACAAAAGTCATTTGACGAGGCTTGTTGCTCATTTGCGAATTCAGAGAACATGGCACACATCGCCCGTGAAATGGGAATGAGCGAAGACTTGCTTCGCGCCAAGTTGAACCCAGGTCAGCGTCATGTAATCAAGCCCGTGGAAGTTGTTGCGGTTTCGAAAATAAGCGGCAACTACACGCTCGTTAATAGCCTTTTGCTTGGGCTCGATATGGTGGCAGCACCAGTCAAAAACGCAGAAGAAGCCGAAAGCATTGTTGAGCGACTTCTAAAACACAGTGCCAATGCTGGCGAACTGTCTACTTGGGCATTGCAACACAGCAATGGCCCACGCCTATCACGCACTCATAAACAATCACTTATCCAAAAGGCACAAGCTGGCATCGGCAACCTTGTGCTTCTTATCAACGATATTGAAAACCGCACTTCTGGCGCTTCCCCAATTTTAAGTATGGGCGTGGACTTCATTGCCAATGGTGCACCGATTCCAGGCTTAGCCTAAGGAGTAATGATGAGCCAGTTAGCTAGACAACATGAAACACATTCCCCTGTCCTAGAAAGCAAAACACCAAGCGCACTAGAAAGCATTGCTGCTTGTAAGTCCCTTTTCGATAAAGGCGTAAAGCGTCAGAAGCTGCGCAAGATGTATGACGAAATGAGTGACCGTAACCGTGGTTTGATTCTTATTGCGGGTGGTATGCCTGCAAAAGATTACAGCCGCGAGTTTGATTCGTTTGATGACCTAGAGCTGCAAAAACTCCGTTCTGGTATGCAATTTTTGAAAGAGATGGTGTTGAAGTTTGACCGCAAAGTGGGCGATGTCCGCCGTCTGAAACATTCCGATATTTGCAAAGTTAATTAATAACCTAGCCAGCCTTTGCCCCTGCTGTATTCCACAAGGAATGGGGGCTTTTTTTTCGTCTTAGCGTAGGAGCATAGAAGATGAATAACAAAGTCTTAGAAGAAATCAGAGATTCGTTAAACGAGATTAAAGCACTAGCTACACCAGTAATGGTAGTTACTGCTGATTACACTCCTGAGCAAGAGAGACAGTTAAGAGAGTCTCTTGGGAAACACAAGTTTGTTGATGTTCGTCCAGTCGAGGTGTCGCAAATTAAATCGTGTTTTAGACCAGAGCACAGAGATATTCACGACATCGTTCACGCTATCAATTTGTTGGCGATGGCTAACACTGATGTGATTAATGTATTCGCGGACTTTTCTGGACACATAAACTGTTTCAGAGTTGACGCAGATCCAAAGAGCACCGTCTACGAGGAGGGAGTCCCAAGAGTTCGGTTGATGAGGGAGTATGTGTATCTTGATCACGACGGTGCGCTAGAAAAACTCTTATCCATCGAAAGCCAGCTAACAGAGCTGATCATTGAAGCCCGTGAAGAAGCCGAAGCAAAAGCAGAGGTGGAAGCATGAGCAATATCACCATCCATGAATTAAAAATTCAATCCGTCCATTTCGATGACTTTCTTGCACACCGCAAAACACATGAAGTTCGAATCAATGATCGTGATTACCAAGCTGGAGACTGCTTAAACCTACGCGAAATTGATGCAAACGGGGAATACACCGGACAAGAAGCGAATGCCGAAGTTAGCCACGTTTTACATGGTGGTCAGTTTGGTATCGCAGAGGGTTGTTGTGTCCTGTCTTTAAAAAGCGGTACCAGTAAATCAGCTCTAAACCTGATCTGCTTTTTGCGTGATCGCCTGCAGGAAACATGCGACTGCATTGATGCAAGCCACGACATTATCAAGTTTGCTGGATTCACAACCGCAGACGCTGAGAGGACGGCCAATGATGCACGCGCATTTATTGAAATGGCTAACGAGTTTCTAAGCACTCTTGGGGAGGGTTCAAAATGAGTTCTACCAACGGAAAAGTAGTACCACGCGAACTTTACCCAACGCCAGATGAATGCGTGATTTCTCTATTAGAGAAGTTAACGTTTCGTCCGTCTGATAAGTTTCTTGAACCTTGCTATGGCACTGGCGCGATCTTCGAAAAAGTCGTGTTACCAGAGAGCCAAAAGTCATTTGCTGAAATCGAAAAGGGTATTGATTACCTAACAACAGATTTTGGTACTCAAGACGTAATCATCACCAATCCACCATTTTCACTAACGGAAGAATTCATTCGCAAAAGTCTAACTGAGTTAGCACCAGACGGAACAATGGCATATCTGCAGCGTGTTAACTATTTGGGCGCAACTAAGCGTTTACCTTTTTGGAAAGAAATCGGCTTCCCTCAAAAAACTCCGGTTATCGTTCCTCGCCCTAGATTTGTTGGCGGTGGTTCTGACTCATGTGAGTACATGTGGTTTATCTGGGACAAAGGCAATCGCTTCGATTTACCGCAAGGGCTAAGCCATATCATTTCTGCAGGTTTAGTGGTTTGTGATGTTTGCTTACATGAAATCAAGAAGAAGGACTTCGTTTGCCAAGGTTGCGGCACACCAGTAGTTCATGAGGTGGCAGCATGAGCAAACTAATTACATCACTCAATCTTGGCGATGACCAAATCCAAATCTTTGAAGGTCGCACTTTAACGTTTGAAAAGTGCGCTGTGGTTTCATTTCAAGAGCAAGACGGTTGGGGCGTCACTATGAATATTTCCCCTGACCACGTAGACACATTTCTCAGCACACCTTCAATGCAAACGAGCTTCCTAGCGTTCGCCAAAGAGAAGTTAGGAGTAGCAGCATGAGCACTATCGTAAATAACCCAGTAAAACAAACCAAAGTGATCATGATGAATGGTCGCTACTTTTCTAACTTCGGCAAAAAGGGGCAGGTGCAAACAGCTTGGTCATTGGCTGGTGCGCAGCGATTTAACATTAGCTGTGATCTAAACCCAGTGATCGCCAAGCTAGAGGAGAAAGGTAAAACATACACGATTGAACAAGTCGAACTGTTTGAACGAGTGGATTGCTACCCGCCAAGAGAATTCTTTAAGTTGTGCTATCGCCTAGAACGAATGATGAAGCAAAGCTGCACGTATCACTCGTTCGAAGCTTACAAAGCCTTCAATCATGACGCGAAATTCAATCTAGTCGAGCAAGTTATGCTGACGACGACACAATGCAAGATTGCTGAACGAAACAATTCTGAAAAGGTCGTGGGAGATGTCGAGTTCTTCTTTGAAACTGTATTTGATACAGAGAAAAAAGAATTTGCGCCAATCGCGGAACGTCTAGAATTGTTCAAGCTCTACAAGGCTGGATTGGAATCCGTTTTCTTTGGTCAATTCGGAATTGAAGAGATTCCGTTTTGAATATTCAATCCTACTATCAAGCAGTAAAACCTTTAGCTCGTCCATGGCAAGCCCCTTTGACTGAGGTTGAAGTGGGCTGCTTTGCTGCGCGTCGATACAACACTATTGTTGAGCCTGATGATCTCAGTGTTCTGGAACGTAAGCTGTTCGAAGCGAACCCAGAAGACTTCGAATGGGCGCGAGAAAGAATTAAAGACCTACCGGATTACTTAACCAAGTATTTCGTGACTCGCTACATTTCCGTTTTCGAAAAGAAAAGCAGAAGAGAAGCGAACATCTTTTTGCGTGAGCGCATGGGGCCAGCTGCAGATCGTGCACTTATGGTTTTGCGCAAATACAAAAAACTACCGACAACCCAAAAGGTTTCTTTGCTTAGTGAAGAGTTTAGCGACACTGAGCAAAGCGACTTTGCCAACAATAAGCAAGCGTACTTTGATTTTGACAAGGTAGAGCGCAACCGCAAGCCAGTAAAAAGTCGATTGCTCGCAGAGCTGGAGCCATCTGAAATCAAAGAGATGGCTTTTAAAATCTCTAATATTGTTGACTGCTTTAGACTGAACGAAGGACGAAAGTACCATGCAGAAACGGATTTAGGTACTGAAATGGCAGTTGTGTTCACCTATGAACAAGTTGCTAAGTTCGTGACCAACACTTTTGGTGTTAAGCCTCCTCGCAAGTACAAAGAGCAATCTGAGCTATCTGCACTGCAAGACATTTCAAAGCTGATTAGCGAGAAGTGGTGGTGTGGCCGTCTTAATAAAATCCGCAAAATCATGCGTGAGCACCTAGCCATTGCAATGGGCCAAGTCTCTTCTAAGGCTTCGCCGTATGCGTCATGGGATTGTGTTCGTGAACACCAAGCACAACAAACCGCCAACTATGAATACATCAAGCAATGCCAGTTATTAGATGAAGAAACAGGCGAAGAAGCTGATCTATGGGATATGGTCAAAAAGAGTGTGGCTAACCCTGCGATTCGTCGCCATGAATTGATGGTGCGTTGCCGTGGCTGTGAAGACATCGGCAACGAGCTTGGTTTACAAGGCCTGTTCTTAACACTGACCACGCCAGCTAAATATCACAACTCATACAAGAAAGGCGGTTTCATTGGTCACTGGAACGGCGCAAGCCCACGTGATGCGCAAACGTACTTAAACAATGTATGGCAACGAATCCGCGCCAAGTTAGGCCGAAAAGACATCCGTTGGTTTGGGGTTCGCGTTGCAGAGCCGCATCATGATGGCACACCACACTGGCACTTGCTTATCTGGGTTAAGCCAGAGGACAAAGAGTTAGTTACAGAAATATTTGTCGATTACGCGACGAAAGAAGACAAGCACGAGCTATTTGATAAACAAGGCAAGTTTGATCACTCGGCTCGTTGTGATGTAGGTGAAATTGACCCAGAGAAAGGCACCGCAACAGGCTACATCGCTAAATACATTTCCAAAAACATCGACGGTTTCGCGATGGACGATGAAGTATCCGACGAAACTGGCAAGTCAGTTAAAGACATGGCGAAAAACGTTAGTGCTTGGAAAAGCCGTTGGAACATTCGTCAATTTCAGTTCTTTGGTGGTGCACCGGTTACGACTTACCGTGAATTACGCCGCTTTGCTAACCAGAACAAAAAAGCGTTTATGGAATACCTCTTCATGCAAGAGCGTGTCGACCTACTCACTATTTACTCGATGCTACAGCGTGATTTGGTTGGGCCTATCAAGCCGAGCAAGCTGATCACCAATGAAGAGTTGATGAAGGTGATCGGTGATAGCTACCAAGCACGCACCAAGTCAGAAGATGCAAGCATCACAGACACTTTAAAAGCTGCCGACCATGGTAACTGGCAAGGTTACATCATGGGGCAAGGTGGCCCATTCGTTAAGCGTGAAGATTTGCTGATCGTGAACTCTTATGAGGTTTTGCCGTTTGCTTCACCACATGGGGAAGACGTTCGCAAAATCGAAGGTTTCGCGACACCAGAAGAAACCATCAAAACTCGCACCAAAGTTTGGACGATTCAGAAGAAATCAAAGGTTAACGATGAAGCTAAAGCGTGCGCTCTTGGGAGCGAAGCGACCGCTTTTGGAGCCTCTGGCTCCTCTCGGAGTTCTGTCAATAACTGTACGGAGCCCGAGAAAGTACAGGTCTGCGATCAGCTAACTCGTTTACTCAATCCTAAACAGATTAAGGCGAAAGATTCGCCAACCATGGATGATGCGACACTGGCCGCGTTACTAAGAGGTAGTTCAGTTCGCGTCGATGAGGCGACCAGTATTCAAATCCGCCCTGCGGAGGTAGACGAACACGGCAATAAACGCCCAGCACAGCTAGTCGAAATCAGCCGTGCACCTGCAGAAGACAGGAATTGGATGGAATTTGAGAGTTGGGACAAGGTATTTGCCCAACCAGAGCAAGTAAAAGATGAATACCAACAACCAGACCTTTCGTTCTTCCCTGAGTTGGAAAGCGACTGGCCATTAGCGTAGTGAAAAGACAACCAACATTTTTATGTTGATGCAGCCCCATAACCACTGGCGTTAACATACCTTTCAATCGTTGGCAATGTCGCAACCTCGACATACACAACTCAATTATTTTCATGCAATCTACATTTTTAGGGGTTGCGCGTTTAGCAACTCATCATAACGTAGGCATCAAGCTCGTTTCTTTTCCAGTTCTTGGTGAATCGAGTGGATGAGGTCTAGCAGCTCATTGCGAATGCTGGCTGGAAGCGATTGGATGAGTTCGTGTCGATACGTTGTGATCGTCTCGTGCAATGCAACATAGGAGAAATGAACGTTGAGTGCCGCGCAAAGCAACCGCATTTGGCGAATATCTATGGGTCGTTCGCCTTGTTCCAAACGTTGCAACATGCGGTATTCGATGCCAGATAAACGGGCAAGTACCTTTTGGGTTTTACGCTGTCTTAGTCGTTCTTGTATGAAAAACAACATTATAGGGTCGGTATGTCGGTTTTCTGCAGGCATAAAACTCCGTCACTACTCGCCACATATGGCGGATTAGAACTATGGATATGCCAACTGTGGTCAGTGATGTATGAGAATTGATGCATGTCACAACGCCATAGTGTTTGAATAATTAGAGTGCTTCGATGCTATGAATACTGATCACCATATCAGTATAGGCAATAAATCAAGAATAAATTTGTTAGATAAAAACTACTGTATTAATATACAGTAAATCGTCAGTTAGGAGGCTAAATGTCTGAACTACATCAAAAAGCAGAGGAGTTTGTTTTGTGTGCACTTGCAGACGATACATGTGGCAACTGCGATCAGAACAACGAAGTCGGACTGTTTTTGTTGTCGCTGATTCTCGGACATAAAAAAGGGCAGCTGATCGCTGCCCCAGTGGAAGAGTTAAGTGCTAAAACAAGGCAAGTTGTTGCTTCAAGTGGTCGCGCTTGTCAGGAGATAAAACCTTGATTAGGCAATCTGCCAAATCGTTGGTCGTTTTTGATGATGGGCTTAGCGTGTGGCTAAAGTATAACGACATAACAAATTGATGTTCACATGCTGGGTTTTTACATTCGCAATAAAGGTCTGCACAATCGTTGGATAGGCGGTTAGTTTTCTTGATTACCGCCCGTTCTCCACAACCACAAAAAACACGGCTACCAAACATAGAAGGTTTGCTAGCCGCGCCAATTCCCATATGAAGCTTTGACGGTTTTAAAGAGTGTCTATATCCGATAGCACTAACAAAGGTGTGCCCACACTCTGGATTAGAACAGGAACAAGATAAATCTGCGCAATTGGCATCGTTAATGATGCTTCTACTTACAATCGCGCGTTCACCACACTTGCAATAAACTCGCATACATTGACCTAACTTTTGACTGACTCAACAATATTAAAACGGTTGCTGTGTTTATGTACAGTGATGACTTTCTTTTTATACAAATATTGTGTTACATATTTGTCGGGTGCTCTGCTTAATGAGCTGAATTCTCGTAAATTTCTTTATAGGAGGTAGTCGTGATGACTTGGATTAGATGATGGTAGGACGGCCTATCATCGTCGACAAAAGGTAGATGTATCACATGGCAGTAACAAAAACGCTGATCTCAAAAATTGATGTAGTACTAGAAGAGGAGGAGCGACTAGGGTTTATCACTGAACAAGAAGGAACTTGGTGATTGAAGCATTAAGAAAGGCAGAGCAGGAAGCGGCAGATTAACAAAAAGCAAGCCCCTAACGTTGATTAGGGGCTTTCTTCTATTCGTTGGACGTAGAAACATCAAACTTCAAATGGAGTCGTTGGGGGATCTCTGGGTCGCTGTTCACTTCATCCATAATCAGTTCACATACTGGAATGATTTCATCTTTGGCGTACTCGCTGCCAATCTTGATCGGGTCGCCTAAACTGGTGGTACCCTGCGGGATAATGCCTGCTTTGCCTACTGGGAAGCGATGGCCCACAAGAATGTCTTGTGCGGTGATGTTCTTGATTCGCTCAAATTCATCTTTGGTGGCAATGTCACCCACAGGAATCAATTGAATCCCTTTCTCTTTACCGTTCGGGATGTTCACAAACATGCTGCGGAAGTTGCCCACGCCTTTTGAACTGGCAATGGTTTTCTTCATCATCTCTTCGTCTGCTTCGCTCAAGCTAGGGTCCGTCGCGTAAAAGATAAAGCCCATGTGTGCACCGTTCTTGTAATAGCGGCGGCGAAATAGTGTGGCATCTTTGTTTAGTAAGCTGCTTTGAATACTGCCCAAGTAATCGGCCAAACCATAAATTTGCTGTTGCGGGTCGTACTGAGGCAAGAAGATCACATCTTCTTTGCGCTATTCTCGCTGTTGGTTGTCTCGCTCAAGAATAACGAAGTTGCCGTTTTTGCGTTTGCGTAAGTACATGCCAGGTAACGGATGCAAGCGCACTACGCGTTTGAAGCCATCACGGATTTTTAAGAAAGCGGCATCACCAAAGGTGAAGTAATCGCGGCAAAAAGCTTGAATGTGTCTGCGGCGAGTCGAACCACCTTGTTGAAATCGTCCTGCGACATAGTTGGCCCGAGCAATCAACAAAGAGCCGTGATATGCGTTGGCTCTGGCTATGTCGGCTAATCCAATGCGCGAGATTGGCGGTTCCCAGTAGTTATCGGTGTCGTTGTAAAACAAATCTGAGTATGAGGTCATCCAACTATTAGAGTCGATGGCTTCGGGTGTGGAGTCGATGTGATAGACCGACTCTGGTGATTGTTCTTCTTGTCTGACTAAAGTTTCTGTTTGCTCGGTCATGCTGCGGTTGCCCAAGTTGATTTAGTTGGTGTTGAGTGATCTAACGGCTCATTAATAATGGCGTGAGAGATAGCCCAGAATGCATCGGCGTGGCCTGTGGTTTGGCTGCGCTCTGCTTTGAATGTCATGGCGTTACCGCTGGCCGTTGGTACTCGCTTAATCGCCATAAACGCCATTGCAATGTCTTTGTGTTCAGCATCAAATTGAAGTCGTTTGGCTTCTACGATGTCGATCATCTTCATCACTAGGCGGTTTTTGTTTTCGTTGCTGTAGTGGATTGCGTGAGCTTCACGCGGGTATTTCTTCGAAATCAAATCCCAAACACCACCGCCAATGCCTGTGGTATCTACTCCGATATAAGTCACCTTGTAGCGCTTAAAGACTTTTTCGATTTCTGAAACGTGATATTGGAAGTTGAGCCCTTTCCAATAGTGCTTTTCTAGTACGCGGAACCGTTCACCTGCGACGACAGGCGGAGCCACAACCACCAAACAGGCGTTGTCTCTGGTTCGGCTTGGGTCGTAACCCAACCAAACTTCTCGATGGGCAAAAGGTCGTTTGTTATTTGGCTTGAAGTCTTGCCAGTGGGCGGCATCAACCATACCTTTTTCAAGGTCTGAAAACTTGAATACAGACAGAGCCCCATCAACAAACACGCACATGAACAGGTTTTCGAAATCGTCTTGGCTGTACTCTTCGCGCAGTTCGTCAATGTCGAATAGGTCACAACCGCCGTTGGCCGCATCTTCAATGGTGACAACATAACGCCACTGTTTATCGTCGCAGAGTCGGCCACCGTCGCGATATTCTTCAAAGGTAGGGAATTCAATCTTTGCGCGAGACTCTTTGCCTTTTCGCCATTGGTCACCTGTCCAAAATGGGTAAGCCTGGTGCATCTTCGATGATGGCGTAGAAAAGTAAGTTTTGCGCCACTTCTTATGCGTAGCCATTGCCGAAGCAAGTTTGTTCAGCTCGTCAAATTTGGGTATCCAGAAATATTCATCGACATAAACATGGCCGTGGTAACTTTGGGCTGTTTTGCTGTTGGTTGATAAAAAGCGTAGTTCGGCACCGTTAGAAAGAATGATCGGGTTGCCGGTTAACTCGATGTCTAAGAACTCTTTACCAATGGCAATAATGTAGCTGCGGAAAACCTCGGCTTGAGCGCGAGAAGCTGAAAGGAATATTTGGTTATCACCCGTTAGAATTGCGTCTTCTAACGCTTCACCACTGAAATAGTAAGTCGCCCCAATTTGGCGTGATTTTAGGATGTTACGAATACGCTGCTTAATGTTGTTACGCATGACATGCTGATATTCGAACAGCGATTCATGCCAACCTACAAAGTCACCTTCACAAAGGTGCTCGATGTTGTTTTTGCCTTTACCTTTTTTCTTACTGTTGCCACTACCACCACGGCTTTGATTCGACGGCTCGGAACCATTCGACTTCGAGCTGCCTTGCGAAAGCATACGTTCAGCTTTGGCTTTTGCATCGGCATGAGCTTTTAGCAACTTAACGTGATGGTCTATAAGCTTATCCATCTCTTTAAGTTGCTGATCGCTTTTCTCGTCTTTATCAATTAACACGGCCAATCGGCGGTTAATCATTTCCTCAACAGAAAGTTCATTCAACACCAAAGCCCAGCCGAATTTCTCCGCCCAGGTATAAATGATGCGGTCGCTATTTAGGTTAAGTTGCGCCGCTATTTCCTTTGGAGGTACCCCGCGTAAATAAAGCTTTTTCGCGGCCTCTTTTATTTCATCTGAATATGCCATAGCTGCATCATACGCCCCGAAAACTCGCAAATGACTAAGTAAAATTCGGATGAATTCGGATTTAGCCAAAATCCGAATTTCTAGGAATTGAAGTGGCTGAAAGCAGTCAGTCAAAGGCGTATTGTTTGCGTAAATCGAGATGTAAATAACAAACTTTTGAGTATGTGAGTATGTAAATGCCAAAGATTAGTGACTGGAAAATCATAGCGACAGAAGGGCCAACCGTAGACGGACGTAAAATTACCCGTGAATGGCTGTCTCAAATGGCGGAAAGCTATGACCCAGAAGAATACACCGCATTAATTTGGCCCGAGCATCGTCGCTTTTATGGGTTTGGTGAGAACTGGGGCAAAGTTGTAGAGCTCAAAACCGAAGAAAAAGACGGAAAGATGCGTCTATTTGCCAAGTTGGAGCCTAACCAATATCTACTCGATGCTAATAGCAAAAAGCAAAAGCTATTTACTTCTATCGAACCAGAACCTGACTACAAGGGCGAAGGGCGTTGTTACTTAATGGGCCTAGCTGCGACTGACTCCCCAGCCTCCACAGGTACTTCGCTACTTCAATTCTCTCGTAAAGACGGTGAGACCACTCGCCTTGAATGTAGCCACCTTGAAGAAATTAACCTCGAAGAATGCTTTACCCGAAGTGAGCGTTTTTTCTCGATGTGTAATCAATTCTTTTCCTCTGGTGAAGATAAGCCAGAGAACCCATCAGAACCAGAGGACACAGACGTGACCGAAGAGCAACTACAAGCAGCACTGCAAAAGCAATTTAGCGCTTTTAAAGGTGAGCTAAAAACTGAGCTGAAAAACGAACTCAAACAAGAGTTCAGTCAGCAAACACCAGAAACACCAGAACCGGAACAAACACCGGAAGGTGCAACAGTCGAGCAGTTCTCTGCTGCGGTAAATTCGGCTATTGCGCCTCTGATGGAAAAAGTTTCTGGCATTGAAACTAAGTTCAACGCCCTTTCGAAAGAAGTACCTGGTCAAGAGCCTCAAGGCGAAGGTGCGGCGGAAGACACAAGCCACTTTTTGTAAGGAGCAATAGTAAATGCAATTAACTCAAACCGCTCGTGCATTACTGGAAGAATACTGCGCAAAACAGTGTGAAGTATTTTCTCGCCCTGATGTGAGTAAGCAATTCGCTATTTCGGGCCCAGTTGAAACGGCGCTAAAAAACAAGCTGATGGAATCAGTTGATTTCCTCAAGCTGATCACGGTTGAAGATGTAGACCAAATTTCAGGCCAAGTTGTTGATGTTGGTACCAACAAGCTACATACAGGCCGTAAAAAAGGCGGTCGTCATACCACATCAAGTGGTGTTGATGGCAATACCTACACCCTAGTCGAAACCGACTCTTGTGCTGTTGTTACGTGGGATTTGTTAAGCGTTTGGGCGAACTCCGGTAAGCCTGGCGAATTCATGAAGCGCCTAAACGAAAACGCAACGCTGAATTTCGCGCAAGACATTATTCGTGTTGGCTTCAACGGTACTTCGGTAGCGGAAACAACGAACCCAACGAATAACCCTAACGGTGAAGACGTTAACAAAGGCTGGCAGCAGCTAGTGAAAGAAAAATCACCAGACCAAATCATTGATGTAGACATTTATCTAGAGCCTGATGGCGGTGGTGATTACACCAACTTAGATGCAATGGCATCTGACCTAATTAACACCAAGATTCATCCTGCTTTACGAAGCGACCCGAATCTAATTGTGTTGGTTGGTGCTGATCTTCTTTCATTCGAACAGGCGCGTTTATATGACGCAGCAACTACGCCAACAGAGAAGAAGGCAGCGCAACAATTGCCAAACTCTATTGCTGGTCGTCGTGCGATGTCGCCACCGTTCTTCCCTGGTATGCGAATGACAGTCACCACGCTGAAAAACTTGCATGTCTACACGCAGAAAAACACGCGTCACCGCAAGTCTGAGCACGTAGAAGACCGCAAACAGCATGAAAACTCATACCTACGTAATGAAGGTTATGCAGTGGGTGATCATGAAGGTTACGCAAGCTTCAATGAAGCGAAAGTGCACTTCGGTGCGACACCTGCAGCATAAGGGTAAATGACTATGCGCTTATCTCCTGGCATGAGAGACAACCTAGCGAAGAAAGCAGCAAGAGAGCAGAAAGCTTTTAATGTTAGCCCTGCGGCTGACACCGATAGTTTGCACATCAAGCTGATTGACTTCGAAGAAGACCGCAAGCATTTGCGCTCTTTCAATGCGATTGCTGATCGTGTCGAGCATAAGCGCAATGTCTTAGTCCCGAAATACAAACCGTATGTTCAAAGCTACTTAGAAAGCGGTGAACAGTTCGAAAACCCAATCTTTACCAACTTGGTGATCTGGCTATTCGATATTAAAGAGCTAGATACCGCCATTGATTGGTGCATGAAGGCAATCGAACGAGACTTGCCAACACCAGAGAACTTCCGCCGAGATTGGCCGACATTCTGTGCTGATCAGGTCTTAGAGTGGGCCGAAAGCGAATCGGAACGTGGCAATTCAATTGAACCTTACTTCTCCAAAGTATTTGAGAAGGTAGAGAAAGATTGGCGCTTACACGAGAAGGTTCACGCCAAGTGGTACAAGTTCGCGGGTTTATACCTGATTCGAAACGAAGAAGGCCAACCGCAAGCGACAGCGATTGGCAATTTGGAAACGTTGGAAAAGGCATTGGCTCTACTTCAACACGCTCACAATAAGCACTGCAAAGTGGGTGTGGGCACCCAAATCAAGAAAATTGAACAACGTATTCGTGCCATTAAAGACGGCAAGAATCTTTAAAGACTCCTACGCCACCGCGCCTCGGCTGGTGAGGTAAGAGAAGCAAATAGGCTAACTCGATACCGTCGACCCAGTGGCTAGAGGCGCACTTATTCAAATAAGGAATCGTGATGAGCTTTGGTGGAAAAGTTAACAGCGCAGCAAATTCCGTCATACCAGGTGAAGGCTGGCCGGATTTATCAACCGATGAATTCCGCCAATTGCGCCGTATTCCTCACACCTTTGACAACGATTCTATGGCTGCAGCCGTGAGCATTGCGGCTCTGAATATCCAACAACGACTTGCAAGCCTGTTGGTTGACGATATTCCGCCACAGCTAAACGCAGCCAAAACAGCGGCATATAAACGTGCGGTTTATGGTTTGGCCCATGCTGATCTATTGCCTGAGTTCGCCACGCAAGACCGCCGCAAAGAGGGCGAAAGCGTAGCGACAGATGAACCAGAACAAGAGGCACGCTTTATCACCCAAAGCAATCAAGATGTGCGCTTGTTGCTTGGCCGAAGTGCCAATGGGATTGATTCGATATGAGCGATACAGCCTACAACAAGACCAAGCTTGAGCATTTAACGGAATACATCGTTAGCCACCTCAATAGCAACGTGCTTGATAACAAAATTGATGCTTGGCAAGAGAACGGCTCGATTGTCCCAAGTGGTGAAGACCGAGGCAACGATGGTTACATCGCGTGTTACTGGAAATACAACGCGGTGATCTCGGTAGAGGAATTTCCTCACCGATTGTTAGACCCGCGCTGTTTGCTTGCTCTTGTGGCCTGTTGGTTAAGCGACCATGAAGAAGACCGCAACGAACAAGAGCTCGAAGATCCAACACTTTCGGTTGATGTGATCAGCAGTGAGCTGGCTGATGTGAGCATAGAGCTTGAGCTGATGGAACCTATCGAGTTGGTACCAGATGCAGAGGCAGGAATGATTACCTGGCGCGGAATCAAATACCGAGTTCAAGCCGTAGAGATTTACACCGCAGAAGAAGCGGAGTTGGTGAATGAAACCAACAATTAATGCGAATCAAAGGGATGTGCTCAACATGCAAGAAAAGCTTGCCATGTTAGCACTGCCACCAAAGAAGCGAGTTTGGATACTGAAAACCCTAGGCCGTTGGGAAAAAGCCAATACACGCAAACGCATTCAACAACAAAAAGATATTCACGGCCAAGCGTTAGAACCAAGAAAAGGTAAGAAGCGCGGCAAGGTGATGCGGCGCATGGCGAAAGGGTTAACCCCTTATGTACGAAACGCCAACATGCTCGACCTGACTTGGAGCAACAAGCTCACCGCAAAAATTGCAGCTCGGCATCATCTTGGTCAAAAGCAAAAGATGACCAAGCGCCAAATGCAAAAGCGTTGGGGAACACCAGACTATTCCGCGCCTTGCAGTAAAGGGCAAGCGCGAAAGCTAAGGGAACTGGGTTACACGGTACCGAGAAAAAGCGGCAAAGGACGGAAAAAGCCAAGCCTTCGTCTGTTAATGGAAACCGTTACCCATGGCCAAGCCGGGCAAATTATCCGAGAGCTGAGCAATCAGCCTAGTGTCACCGCTTGGGATATTCCATTAGCAGAACGCCAGATATTAGGCAGTAAAGAACGCGAAGTAACCCGCCAACTAATAAAAATCTTTGAGCAGGCCAAGACGCGAAAATAAGCGAGGAAACAACCAATGGCAACCGGAAAGGTAGAGGTAAACAACCTCAATTTAGGGCAAGGCGGGATTCCAGAAATTGAACGCCACCTGATCTACATCGGGCGCACCGACAAAGCCGAACTGCAAGGCAAAGTCACGCGCGTAAACAACATGACCAATCTTGATGATGTGGTGGCCGATGATGCGCTAGGCGCAAACGTCAAAGCCGCGCAGCTCAATGGCAAACAAAACTGGACGGGTGCCATCTTTGGTTTGGCGGCTGATGCTACTTGGCAAGAAGCGGTAGACATTGCCAACCGTACCGACTCTTTTGAAGGTGTTTGTATTGTCGATGTTGTGACAGATAAAGCCGACTTCACCGCGATGCAATACAAGGCAACAGAGCTAACGAGCAAACTTGGTCGTTGGGTGTTCTTCCTTGCTGCTTGTCCTGGTATTGATGCCGATACCCAAACGTGGTCAGACTATGAAACGGCCATGCTAGCCCTAGTCAAAGATGTTGCCGCAAATATGGTTACACCAGTGCCGCAACTCAATGGCAATAACGTGGGTGTGCTTGGTGGTCGCTTATGTGATCGCGCTGTCACTGTAGCCGATAGCCCTATGCGCGTTGCAACAGGCAGTTTGCTTGGTCTTGGTGAAATGCCTGTTGATAGCGCGGGTAAACCATTAGAAATGAGCACCATCGCAGCGTTAGCCGAGGCGCGTTATTCACTGCCGCAATGGTATGCGGATATGGAAGGTATCTACTGGACAGATGGCTCTACGCTAGAAGCGAAAGGCGGCGACTATCAATTCCTTGAATACGTTCGCCCAGTTCACAAACTAAACCGCCGCGTTCGTATTAAAGCGATTCGTCGTATTGCTGACCGAATCCTTAATTCAACACCACCAAGTATTGAGCTCAACCGCACCTATTTCAGTAAAGACATGCGCGATATGTCGAAGACCACTGAAATTGGCGGCATTCAGTTCCCAGGTGAAATCATGCCACCACGTGATGAAGATGTGTCGATTCAGTGGATGACAAAAACCAAAGTAAACATTGGCTTAATGGTTCGCCCTCATAACTGCCCGAAACACATTGTTGTCAACATTGGGCTTGATCTATCTAACCCTGCAGATACGGAGGCGTAATCCATGAGCATGCGTATTTCTGGCAAGAACATGCATTTTTCAATGGGTGACTACAAGCTCAAAGCGCAAAAAGTCACTCTATCCATTACCGATAATTCTGCCGTCAATAAAACCTCTGGTGTGCCTGATGGTTATGTCGATGGCGATGTAGAAGCAAGCGGTGAAATGGAACTTACCACGCAGCAATTCAACCAGTTGAGCAAGGCAGCAAAACAAGCCGGCTCTTGGCGTGGAATGCCTGATTTTGACGCGCTGTTCTACGGCAAGATTGATAAAGACGAGCTGAAAATTGAAGCCTTCGGTTGTCGTATCAAAATCTCTGATCTTCTCGATGCCGATTCAAATGGTGGCAGTGCATTGGTTCACAAACTGCCGTTCGAAGTAACTAGCCCTGACTTTGTGAAAATCAACGGCGTTCCATACCTGCGCCCTGATGAAACCGAAGATTTGGTTCAGTAGCTTTTAGCTCAATAAACAGGGGGCGTAATGTCTGATGTTATCGACCTTGCCAACGGCCTTGAAACCCAATTCACAGAAGTGGCGATTGCCAACCAACTGGCAAGGGCTAAGCAAATGGAACAACGGGAAAGCGCACAGGAATGCGGCGAATGTGGCGACCCAATACCCGAAGAACGCCGCCAAAAAGTACCAGGGTGTAAATACTGCACCCAGTGCCAAAGCAACATAGAGAGAGTTAAGCGATGAAACTAGGAAAGCTCTTTGTAGAGCATGTCATCAAACCTGTTCTTGACCATTTAGATATGGCAACAGGTGGACACGGAAAGATGAACACGCAAGCGGCCATCAACCTCATTTTAATGATTGTGGCGCATGAGTCTGGGAAGTTGACCTATTCAAAGCAAGTTCGTGGGCCAGCACTCGGTTTTACTCAAATGGAGCCAGCTACTTTTCAATGGCTGATTGAGTGGCTAGGGAAAACTCGACCTCATCTACTCGATGCATTGTCCCTGTTTGTGCCTGTTGGCGGTGAGCCTGTATGTGGTAGCGATTCAAACTACATGGTTATTTCACCTCAGTTCGCAGTGGCTGCGGCTCGTTTGAACTTGATTCGCTTTCCTGAGCCTTTACCCCAAGCCGATGACTTGGAAGGGCTTGCAAGGTACGCCAAAAAATATTGGAACACTCACGCAGGTAAAGCCACAGAAGCGGATTACCTAAACGCATACAAATCCATGGTCGGAGAAGATTAATGAGCTTTTTAACAGGAATTATCGGCAAAACCTTACTCGAAGTTGTGAAAGGACTGTTCTTTCAAATCGGTTGGAAAATCATCCTTGAGCGTTTTGCAACTCGCTTGGTGGTTTGGGGCTTGGAAACACTAAAAGGTCTGAGCACAAACGATGTTCTTCAAGAAACCGTTGACGACATTATCGCGGCACTTCAGGGCAAACGCTTGAAGGAAATCCCACAGAAGGAATAGCGATGGACCCGACTTGGCTATCCGCGCTGGTTGCCCTTGCCACCTTATTGGTGATGCTGACCGGAGCATTGATCGGCAAGCTGTTCTCTCTCTCAAAAGAGCTTGCCGACTATAAAACCCATGTAGCAGAAAGCTACGCAACCAAAGAAGAAGTGAAAGATGGTTTTGAACGATTAGAGCGTCAACTAGAAACCGGACTCACCCGAATTTACGAATCATTGAAGCGAGAAGCAGCATGACAAAACCAATTATTTTAACCGTTGGTACAACAGACCTAGAGTTCAACCCAACGCCAGCCGAGTACGATGAAGCGCAAAACACCATCTTGCAAGGTGATGCGAGTAGCGCGGCCCATAACTTCTTGATGAGCTGTGTTAGCGAAGGTTCAAAAGATGCTCTGCGTGAACTTACTCAGCAGAACCCAGGTGCGGCAACGCAGATTTATGGCGTGGTTCTTAAAGAGTACGCACCTAAGCTTTCCATCTCGGTAAAAAAATAGATGGGCTTGTCGCTGCCATAGATAGCAGCGACAGGCAAAAAATGTATGCGTGGCGGCGAAAGTGGCTACCCAATGAGCCGGACACTGATCAGAACCTAGCTTATGCGATTTGGTTAGAGAAGAACCATTGGGAAAACATGCAAGCCGTCACCGCTAGCGGTGTAGCCAAAGCCTTTAGCGGTTAACCACCAAGCAATTAGAGAATTGTTGATGTTACCAGAAGCACTCAGATTTCAAGTTGGATTGATTGACCAGATTTCAAAACCTCTGGGCAATATTCAACGTCAATTGAATGATGTCACCAACACCTATCGTCAAGGTACTCATACCATGGTGGCAGGTGCGGCAGGCATGGTGGGTGCTGGTTTCGCATTGCAACAAGCCTTGATGCCAGCGATTGAAATGGACAGGGCGTTAGGTGAAGTGAAATCACTTGGCGTTGCAGATGAGCAGTTGAAGCAGCTAAGCGACACAGCACTTGAATTTGCAGTGGACTACGGCAAGTCAGCCTCAGATTTTGTGGCGGCTTCTTATGATATTCAATCTGCTATTTCTGGCTTAGGAGGCAATGAGCTTTCTGAGTTTACCCGTGCGTCTGGGGTGCTTGCTGCAGCGACCAAAGCGGATACTTCAACCATTACCAACTATGTCGGCACCATGTACGGCATTTTCCAAAATTCAGCCAACGAAATGGGTAAGGCGGATTGGGTAAATGTGTTAGGTGGTCAAACTGCGAAAGCGGTTCAGATGTTCAAGACCACGGGTGATGGCATGTCATCGGCGTTCACCTCGGTAGGTGCTGCGGCAACCTCTGTCGGTGTAGGCATGACTGAACAAATGGCGATTCTCGGTACTTTGCAGTCCACTATGAGTGGTAGTGAAGCGGGTACCAAATATCGTGCGTTCTTAGCGGGTACGGCCAAAGCTCAAGAAGCCTTGAATATGCAGTTCACGAATGCTCAAGGTCAAATGCTGCCAATGGTAGATATCTTGAATCAAATTAAGGGCCGTTATGGTGAAACAATTTCGGTAGCGGAAGCGGCAGAGTTGAGTAAAGCGTTTGGCACTCAAGAAGCCACAGCCATGATCCAACTTCTGATGCAAAACACTGATGGGCTCGCTACTTCAATAAATGAGCTCGGTAAAGTCAAAGGGCTTGATGTTGCTGAACAAATGGCGGGAGCCATGACCGACCAATGGGAACGGTTAGAGCAAGGTGTATTTGCCATAAGTGCTGCTTTTGGTGCTGTTCTTCTGCCTGCCATCTTGCCTGTTGTAGGCGGCATGGCTGAAGGAGCTACCGCCATTGTTCAATGGACGCAGATGTTCCCGAACCTCACTAAATACATTGGCTTTGCTGGCATGGCGATTTTAGGTGCAGCTGCAGCAGGTGGTGCATTTACCTTGATGATGGGGGTGGGTAAGCAAGCAATGGCAACTTACATGCTCACTATGAAGCTGTTTACAGGTGTGAACTTCTTACTCACCAAAGGCATGGCGGGGCTACGTGTAGCCATGCTTGCCGCCAATATTGCGATAGCGGCTAACCCAATCATTTTGATTGTGGGGGCGGTCATCGCTGCAACAGCCGCGGTGGGAGCACTGATTTACTACTGGGATGATCTCAAAGCCTCGTTTGGTGACACAACTTGGTTCCAAGTACTAGAAGGTGCACTCACACTAATCACCATGCCATTTAGAGCCATGTTTGAGTTCATCAAAGCAGGTTGGCAATGGGTGATGAGTGGCTTTACCGATACCAGTGGTTTTGCCTTCATTGGAGAAATGGCCGACTCGATGCGAAACATTTTTGGCAGCGTCTTTAGTTGGTTCACTCAGAAGTTGGCGGGTATTTGGGAAAACCTGAAAGGGCTCGTTGATTGGCTACCAGGTTTCGGCGGTGATGATGAATCTGTTCAAGTGAAATCTAAGTCAGTCCAAAGCGCGACACCTTATGCACAAGTTCAGCCAGGTGGCGCGGCCAAGAGTATTGCCAACTATCAAACCAGTTCAACCAACTACGGTGGTGTGGCGATTTATCCAACTTACATGAGCAGTCCACAGGACATGACGAGTGAATTAGAAATGGCGGCAGGCTAATGGCGGATTACCTCTATCAAGACATCTTAATTGAAAGCGGTGATGTGGTGCTAGATGCAGGCCGTAACCCGGTATTGATTCAAGACCGTGCGGTGATCGCCCAAGACATTAAACACGCCATCATCGAAAGCAATTTAGCGGTTGAGCTCATCGCAGAGCGTAGCCCATCAAAAAAAGCGGATATTCGAACCAAGTTAGAGCTGTTGGTTGAAGAAGATGTTCGTTTGGTACCTGGTACCGTGCGATTAGAAGAACCAACCGAAGGCACCATTTATGTTTTCGCCACGACTGCAGACTTTGGCGACGTAACTCTTGATATCACAACTTCGGAGACAACCAATGTCTGATATTCCCAAGCCAGATTACGCCGAGCTGGTCAAGCAATCCGGTATTCCTACCGATGAAGCGAGTTGGAAAAAAGTGCTGAAAGAAGAGATGGAAAAGGAAGAGTGCATTATCTCTAATGATTCGCCTTTCTCCCCGTTCTGGCGCTTGATTGAATCGGCCGTGGTGAAAGTCACCTTGTGGCTCATCAATACGCTATTGGTGGGTTATGTTCTGCCAAATATGTTCGTTGCGACTGCAGTCGACCAATGGTTAGACCTACTCGCTTGGCAATGCAAATTGACTCGTAAAGAGGCAACCAAAGCGCAAGGTTTGATCGCCTTCCAACGTGCAGCCGCAAAAGGGCCAGCGTTAGTCATACCAAAAGATACTTGGATTCAGACCGAACCCATTAACGGCAATATCTACCGCGTTCGTGTGCTTGCTGATACCACGCTGCCAGAAGACGAAACCATGATCATGGCGGAAGTGGAAGCCGAGAGTGAAGGTGCGGCCTACAACCTTGGCGAAGGTTACTACCATATTCTGCCGACTGCGATACCAGGTATTGCAGCGGCGACGAACCCAGCCGAATGGCTAACCGCTGCAGGTGCAGACAAAGAAAGCAACGATGAACTTCGATTACGTATTCGCAATCAGTGGAGCGCGGTTGCTAAATGGCACATTGATGCGGCTTACCGCTCATTGCTAACACGTCGTGCAGGCATTAACGATGACAACGTCTATTTCGAGCATAACGCACCACGTGGGCCAGGTACCGCCAATTCCTACATTTTGCTTGATACGGGTGAGCCGTCACCAGAAATGCTTGCTGATTTGAATGCCTATATTCGTGAGCAAGGGCAACACGGTCATGGTGATGATCTGCAGGTGATGGCGATGCCAGAAACGCAGGCCAATATTGTTTGCCGTGTATGGCCTCTTCGTTCACTCACAATGGATGAGCGCACCCAGCTTAAAGCAGCCGTTGAAAAGTTCATTGGCGCGGCATTCCGCGAGAACACTGATTATTCGCCAACGGTAACCAATCCGGTATTGCGTTTTAGTTTTTCCAAGTTAGGCCAAGAGCTACACGGTCAGTTTGCACAGATTGAATCGCTCGAATTCGATAACGCCGACATCATTAACAACCTAACGGTGCCACGCATTCAGACGTTGGAGGTATCCATTGAAAATACCTGAGATAAACTTTCGTTACTGGATGGGTAGAGGTGAACTTGCCAAGTTCGCCCGAGCCATGCGCGAGTATTGGGAGCATGTGAAAGCCGCTTTTGAAATGCCGCTGCAACAACATGACCCACTCACCGCACCAATGGCTTTGGTCAATATTCTTGCTTGGCAACGTGGAGTAGAAAAGCTCGGCCAAGAGCCCGAAGAGCTGTTTCGAATCCGTGTGGCTCATGCTTATGGCTTTGCCCGTGATGCAGGTTCGGTATCTGGCTGGGAAGACATGTTTGCAAAGCTCGGCTATCCGCACATTGGTCAAGATGAAAGGTTAGTGAACGTCGATTGGGATGTTATCAGCCTGAAAATCCGAGATGGGGATTTAACCAACGTCCCGAAGTTATTAGACACAGTCGTACGTCAATACGGGCGTACCTGTCGCCGTTATCAGTACACCAGTTATGTCGAAATGCCGTTGGCCGCGCGAAGCAAGAATGTCGAAGCGCAATACTCAGCGTCACACGTTAAGACACGACTAAACGTTGGCATGTTACCAAGTGTGCTCAATGTCGATTGTGAATATTACCAAGCCACAGTGAAGGGCTAAGGAATCAATAAAAATGGCAAATACCACTGATAAGTCAATTTTAACCGCCGCAGGTAAAGCACTGTTGGCGCAACTTAATGCCGAAGAAAAGCCACTGATCATCGACAAGATGATTTTTGCCAATGTGCCTAATCGCCCAGAGTTCCCACAGCCAGATGATGTGGTACCCACTGATCATATTGTTCACCAAGAAGGTGTTGAACAGCGTGGTCGCCTCTCTGCCGACTCGGTTATTTACAGCACGACATTGACCAGTGACGTTGGCCCGTTCGAATTTAACTGGACAGGTGCGTACTGCTCAGAATATGGCGTGTTGGTCACAATCGACCATCATGCACTAACACCAAAATCAGCCGACGAACCAGGTGTAGCAGGTAATACCTTGGTGCGTTCTGTCGTACTTGAGTACAAGGACATTGCTGAAATTACCAACATCACCGTGGATGCTTCATCGTGGCAGTACAACGCCACGCCACGTATGAAGAAAATGGACGACGATGTGGCCCAAGCCATCATCGACCAGAACGGTAAAGACTGGTTCATTGAAGATGGCTTCTTGGTCACACCTCAAGCTAGCGCCTTCAACATTAAAGCGGGGGCCGGCTATGTATCAGGTAACCGTGTCAGTCTCGAATTTGATCGCAATGTCCAGGTACCTAACAAGCCATCGTTCATCTATGTAGACGCGCACCGCGAAGGCACACCAACTGGTGAACAAGTCACTCTGTTTGATTTTGTAGTGACAGCCGAAGAGAAAGATGATTACACCGATGCCAATGGCGTGAAGCACTATGTTTGTAAGATTGCTCAAGTGTTGGCTGATGGTAGTGTTAGTGATTTGAGGCCAGAGGGGGAAAGTAAAAATAAACCATACCTGACATTTGAGGATTTTGGTTGTAAAGGCTATCCGAGTGACGATACAGAAGGGTTTGAGCGGATTCAAAATTACTTAGACTCCTTGGTGGGAATTCTCCCCGTTATAGCCAAAAAACCTGTTTACCTTACACGGAAAGGCCTAGTAATCCGATCGGGTAAGTCTGTTGAAGGCGTTGGTTGTGACTATTGGGATACATGGAGACCAAATCAAAATGAACTGCTGAAAAGCATGAAGCATGGCACAACGATACTGTTTGCAGGTTCGGGAGAGAGAAAACATTCCGCTATTAACTTAGATGATAACACTCCACCAAAAGAAAAAGACGGTGTCATATGTGAATTGTTGAAGTTTAACAATGGAGATTCTATCGATGGTCGTCCGGCCACACCAAAGATGTTTAGTGTAGGTGTAGTTGTAGAGCGCAATGCATCTCTAAAAAATATTCGCCTTGTTCCTGAGTTTGAAGGGATAGATGGTTATAACGATTTTACAACGGATAACCTTGCCGCTGACTGGGATGTGGGGATTTGGTTTCAAGGTGCTAATGAAGCGTCATGTGAGAATGTACAGTCTGTAGGTTATTGGCGCATGGCAGGGACGTTATTTACTGAGAATAACGGTACGTTTGAACAAATTGCTAATCCAGAACGCTGTGTTATCAATAGGCTCAGAACACAAGGGGTTCGAGGGATATCAGTGCGCAATTCCGCACAGTGGAAAACGTTTGATGATAGCTATTCGAACAATAGTATTACGTGTGAATATAACCAATATTGGACGTTGACAAGCCAGAATAAATTTAGACTTATTGGACCATATCAAATTTATGAATTTACGGGGTATCAAGTAAGTGCGGATGGGGAAAAAATTACTTTGACTGGAGTTACACCAGATCTTCCTGATGAACGTCCGGAAATTCTCCGCTCACCTAGTATGGGAAATAATCTGGCTGGTACGATTTTTAATGACAGTGTGTTTACTTCTTTTGAGCACAGCAGCGGTAAAGCCGCTGTTAGCTTTGGCTTACCAGAAGCTGCTGCATTTGAGATTAGTGGTTTCCCTCTAAGAGGACTAAAGCTAAATAACACTAAAGCTCAGACAACTTGGGATAATATTAATGGTATTTTCGCTGATTGCAGGGACTTGCGCTGGCACTTGAGCCAGTTTGAGAATGGTTTATTGGTGGCATATGGTGAAGAGGAAACAATAGGACACACTATCAACTTGAGGTTGCCAGAGAGTTATGCAAACAGCGGCGCTCTTGATAGAGCGTTGTTCAATCCTCGTGGCTATTTTAATAGCTATGATGCATTTCCCACTGAGTTTTCTGATGGGAATGAGTTAGTAATCAGACACCCTCTGTTTGGAGTTAAAGGACTCTCGACAAAAATTATGTCCTCTCATGGAAAGGTTAGGTACCACATAGAAGATTTGGACTCGTACCTAGCGACTGAGCGAAACTTTGAAATCAAAAAGGACTCGGGTGAAAGTTTGATGTCGCTTTATGGCGAGTCAAAGAATGTTCATTTTTATGGTAGTGTTTTATCCAAAGGAGAGTTGATATCAGAAAGCAATACGCGATCTTCAAAGGATGGTGTAAATACATGCGGAACACCCAGTTATCGCTATTCCGATGGTTTTTTTATCAATACGCCAATAGGTACTTCGGATGAAAATGAAAAGGAAATTGAAGTTATTCCACAAGCATGGATCATTGCTGCCAATAATATAAAACCAATAAGGTTTCGCTGGAAAGATGAAATAGAAAAATTCAAATCGGGAGAAAGAAAGCAGCATCCAAGATGGCATATTGGTTATGGTGCTCAATCTGTATTCAAGGCTCTACAATCGGCCGGAGTTGTTAACCCGTGGGAATGTGCTTTCCTGTGTAAAGATGCGTTGCTTGAAGAACTTGATACGGGTGAAGTAGTACCAATCGTAGATGAAAAAGGTAATCAAGTTGAGCGTTGGGGTATTCGACAGACTGAGCTCAACACGTTAAAAATAGCTGCAATTTCGTCTGTGGTGGGATGCTAGATGCTAACCCTAAACGGAACCCAACTCCCACTAAAGAACCTACGCATTAGCGTTCGCCAGCAATTGGCCGGACAGGATATGTCCGGCCAGACCTCGGCTACCGACCAAGCGGAAACAGGCAGCAAAGGTAAAATTCTGACCGTGAAAGGCGTTATCCCATTTACCAAAAAACAGCTTTTAACCAATCTGTTCAGCATGGCAGAAGCACAAGAGAACGATGCTCGCCAAATCTACCGAATTAGCAACAAAACGGCAGAGGCTTTGAAAATTCGCCAGGTGAAATTCCAAGGTGCCGTTCGTGCCGATGAGCAAGATTCTCACAGGCAATGGAGCGTTTCATTTGAACTGGTCGAGCACCTTTCGGTGCCAGAACGAGTCGAACAACGCCAACCGGATAAACCCGCCGCACAGCAAAAAGTGCAAGGTGTGAATACTCCGGTTGAAGCCGGACAAAGTGACGATGTGCCGCCTGGTACAGAGGTGGAACTTACTGGTGTGATGAAGGTGCTCAAAGCTGTCGATAATGCTTTAGCCTAGTGGTGACGTATGACAACAAACAACAAGTTTCTTTGCCGCGCTTACCTTGGTAAAAACAAGGGCAAGGTGAAAAGCCATCGCATCGTCTTTAGCGAAAACACACCAGGTCGCTGTGAACTCTCGGTTGAAGGCAGTCCAGAGCCAAATACTATCATTGCCGTGGACTTAGGATGGGGCGAGGATATTACGCGAGTCTTTCTTGGTTACATCGAACGAGTTCAGCCAGCCGAAAAAGGTTGGTCTAAAGTATTTTGTCGCGAATTAGCAGCAATACTTTACAAGCCAATCAACATCATATTGCGCCATCCAACACTGATGCAGCTGCTTAGCGAAGTGACCAATAAAACGGGCCTTCAATTTGTGGTACCAGAAAAAGCCTACAGCAAAACGGCTATTCCTTGTTTTTATAGCGATGGCAACGGCTATCGAGTCATAGACGAATTGGCCCAAGCGTTCAGCATTGATGGATTGTTCTGGCAACAACAAGGAAACGGGCAAATTTACGTAGGCAGTTGGGAGGATTCATTCTGGGCAGATAAACCCGTCACCATACCAAGTGCACTTATGACGAATCACACGGCAAACAAGTCGGTAAAGGTACCAGCTATTCCAAAGTTGAAACCGGGTGCGGTCGTGAATGGCCTTCGATTAGTTGGTGTTGAGTTCGAAGGAACGGAGGCAAAGTTAACATGGATGTGAATACGATTAAGCGCATTATCTTCCGGTTATTTCCTGAGCTCACAGGCCAGTGGCATTTACCAAGGTGGGGAAAGGTGGTCGCATTGCCAGAGCTGCCAGAAGAAGGTGACTTGTCTGATCGCTTCTATCCTCACTATGCCGTGGATGTTCAGTTACTCGATGAAAAGGGCATGGAATACGAAGATAAACCACCACTGCAGGCGGTACCACTTCCGGTGCCTGGTCTTGGTGATCATGCTGGCCGTCTAGAACCACCCGTAATTGGTAGCATTGTAGAGCTAGGTTTTATGTTCGGCCAACCGGACAAACCTTTTATTCGTTGCGTTCTTCCGCTTGGGTTCAAGTTACCAGGTATCAAAGAAGGTGAAAGCCGATACCAACAACGCCAAGGTGTTTACCACCTAGTAGACCAAGATGGAAACTTTGAGAGCACTACAGATAAAAACGCCACGTTGAATTGTGTCGATAGAGAAGTAAACGCGACAAACTACACAGCTATCATTGAGCAACTTCGTAAGGTGGTAGTAAAACAGAGTGAACAGATCACCATACTCAAAGACCAAGTGCAGGACATCAAAGGGCAAGTGAATTTAACTGTAGGCAAAGACCTCATCATAGAAGCCAAGAACATCACCGAAGATGCCGACACAATCAAACTCAATGGCGGTAAAGGTGTTTGTACTGGTGCAAGTATTTGCCCATTCATAGGGAAACCACATGTAGATGTATCAACCACCGTATTTGCAGGGAAATCGTAATGGCACTAACTAAACCATCGTTAAAACAGAAACTAGAAACTGAGCTGAAAGCGCAAGGTTTTGTTTTAGAAGGCGAATTTGCCATGGCAGGGAAGTTCGCAGAAGCTATCGCCAATGCAGTGGTAGACGAAATCACCCAGAACGCACAAGTTGAAGTAACAAGTGGCAGCTCTGCCGGAACCTACAAAGTAAGCTAAAAGCCCACCGCCTCATCACCAAGCGCCCACTATGGGCGCTTTTCTTATATCTAAAGCCAATGGCATAGCTACAGGCTAGCGCCGAGTAAAGAAGCACTCAGGTGACGGAATCCGCACTCCTCCTCCCCACCTGCGACGTTTTCGATCTGGTTTTTTCGCAATTTTGATTTAGTGAAAATCTACGGGGCGAGGAAAGGCGTAGAACGCGCGATAAAGCCTTTTGCTATAACGGCTTCGAGTAATATGAAAAGCCGCTGAAAAGGGCTTGTATTGCGCCTAGTAGAATTTCAACAATTGCGCTTTTTTTCAATAAATTGCAATAAGGAAGATCTGTAAAGATCTAGTGTTTTATTGTAAGTTGTTGATTTTCAATGCTTTCATGTGTTTTCTGTCAGCTTTTTAAAGATCTGGGATGAAAGTTCAAAAACCTATGTGAAAAGGCGACATACCAAGTGCTACAAAGCTTTAACGGTGATCAAGCTGGATAAGCTTTTTTCAAAAGATGTTTCAATAGAGGGTTTAACACTCTGAGTTACATAGTTAAAATTGATAGCTAAACGTAAATGGTAAATAGACAACTTGGATGAGTATTTCGCAGCAACGAAAGACTAAGGTTAGACAAATTGAAAGAATTAAAAAATGGTTTTAAAGATGATCAAGACAATTCAATCATCGTTGGTGAGAGAGTCGATTTTGGTAAGAGTGATCTTGAGTTCTTGGAAGTAGGAGCTACTGTCGAGATAGGTGAAGACACCAAAATATCACATTGCCACATTAAGCTAGGGCGTAATGCTAAGTTGATAGTAGGTAAGGGATGTCATATTGATGGAAGAATCTTTGTAGGAGCCCATTCAACCGTTACGATTGGTGATGATTTTACGGTGACAGGTAATGTATATTTGAGAGCGGTAGAGGCGACCAAGATAACTATTGGCAATGACGTGATTGTGGCAGCAGGTGTAACTGTTCGTACAAATGACGGTCATACAATACATGACTTGATTTCAGGAGAGCGAATTAATCCATCAAAAGATATTGTCGTCGCTGACCACGTTTGGTTAGGTGATGAAGTAGCAGTACTTAAAGGTGTTGAGATTGGTGAAGGCTGTGTTGTAGGAATGAGGTCTGTTGTAACCAAAAGTATTCCCGCTAATTCATTAGCAGTCGGGTTGCCTGCAAAGGTATTAAAGCAGAATATCACCTGGAAACGATAAGGTAAGTTGCTCTTTCTGGGTGCTCAGTCGGATAATAAACCACAAAAAGCTTACTGGTATACAGAGTCGTTCCTTCCCATGTAAATCTACGTTTGAAAATAGACTAGGTGCAGTAAAGTGATGGTGTGGACATTTTGGAGACAAAATCAATGCAATTCTTATTTATCTAATTGATTTTATTGATTTAAAAACCCAGTGCTCAATAAGACCATATTATCAATCAACCTAGCTGATATTGTTTAGCATGGCTAAGCATGCTTTGTAGCGTTACGCTTCTGCTGGGATAGTGCATGCGTAAAACAGTAAAAACAAAAGTGGCGACATGAAAACATGTCGCCACTTTATCGCCATTTATCAACTAGCCATTGCATAAGTAATTGATACTTAGGGGCTATTTTGGCGTGTTAATCTTACTTAGTGTAAGACTGAGCGATGTTATCGATACGCTCGTTAGCACGCTC